ACGGGAACAACAACAGAAATAGTGAATCTTGCTCCTATCCGGTTCTCCTGCCAGACTTCCACAGAAAAGGACGGGCAATCAGTATAGTACACCTGAATGATACCATCCAACGTCTTAATATATAATTCCTGATTTCCTACACCGGATATCTGGCTAAAGAATGCCCGATAGTTATTCAGAAACTCTTCCACACTGCCGGCCAACATCCAAAGGGACAGTTTTATTTCCCTATGCTGGGTTTTGATTGTCGAAAGGTCTACCGTACGGCCATCGGTGAACGGCGCCTTAACCGCAGGATATTTCAAGATGTCCTCCTGGTTATCGTCCGATCCTATACCGAAGTCTGCAAAGTCTATCCCATTAATCGCATACTGCCCGCGAAGCCCGATACCGCCGGCCGGAGTTGCCGGATAAATGGCATGATTGTCCTCGACAAAAGAAAGTTCAAACACAGATACGTTCTCCCCTGCATTAAATGGCACAGGCTGTTCGTGAGAAGAGCAGACATTGAAGCGTAAGCGGTTGGTTATACCGGCAATAAGATTGAATTCCCGATAGCCCGGTGCGGACAGATCAGCAACAAACTTTCTATACCCAGACCAGAACTGCTCAAGCGTTTCTGCCTTCATGAGGAATTTCAACTTGACGGTCTTAGGTTCGAACTCCACAACCGACAGATCGGGATCGATCCCGTCGGCTTCCGCCCAGTTGTTATATTTGACTGCCTTACGTTTGGGGTATTTCAGAAGATCATCAAAAGAACCTTCCAATAATTTACATCCCCATTCAGTATATACGTCTTTTCCATCTATTGTCATAATACACGTGCTGTATGGTCTTTATGAGTTATTACTTTACCGCCAGCGTTCTTTACGAACACCACGGCATAGTTACTCGCATGGATCTCGGCTTCCGCCCCGTGCATCAGGATCACGTTGTAGCGGCCGATCGTATCAAAATGAAGGATTGCCTTGGAACCGGCCAGGAATACCTTCACCGGATTCGTCAGTTTCACGTCCGTATCGATATAGATTCTCATGCTTTCGGCCTTCTTGCCCCGGAACTCCCGTAATTGTTCCATAGACGGGAAATTATTCTTCGTGCAGAACTCCGTACCCTGCGGTGTCAGCAGAAGGCGCATAAGCTCTTCTTTGTTTTCCGTGCCATGCAACAACCGGCAGGCACCTAACCGGTTTGCTATCTCAAAAAACTCTTTATCCATAATGCTACATTTTTACTTTTACGTTAATAGTACCTTCCAAGGCATCAACCGTGCCTCTGGTGTTCTCCGATATCTTACCGGCAACCTCTTTGATCTCTCTCGTATTCTCGGCAATCCGGTCGGTATTCTTTTCCACCTTGTCTGATAATTCGCGAATGGCCTTCACATCTTCCCAGCCTTTGGACTGCATTTCATAGATCAGCCTCATTTGTTCACGGATCGGTTGCATACCGCCACGGATGTCTTCCAGCAGGACACGGACGGCCCCGGTCTGTCCTGCCAACAGGTCGATGCTTTCCTGGGAGGCTTTGGCATACGCGCCTTTCAGGGAATTTTCAGAGACTTCTTCTTTCTCCGGCTCTTCCACCTTATCTTTCATCAGGCTATCAGCCCAACCGAACTGCCTGTCAATCTCCTTTTGCAGTTCTTCCACCATGTTATAGATATAATCCTGTTCCCAGCCGGAAAGAACATTGTCGGCATAGAACTCCTTCAGTTTGTCACGAATCTTCTTCATCGCGCCGGAAGATTCCGTGGCTGCCTTGATGGATTCTGTGACCATCTGGCGCATCATCTTTTTGACAGTATCCTTTGCCGATTCTGCCCGGTCTTCACCGGCAGCCCACGCCTCGGCTTGTGCGCTTGCGAAATTGTCAATGGCGGATTTCAAGTCTTCCCCGAAGATGGCATCTTTGGCCTTCTCCTTGTTTTCTGCTATGGCTTCATTAATCTCGTCAATCTGGTTTTGCCATTCTTTTATCCTATCCTTATCGGTTTTCTTTTTATCCTGTTCTTCACGGATTTGTTGCTGGATTAAAACTTTCTGTTGTTCCAAAAGTGTGTTCTGCTGATCGATCAATTGGGAAGCATCATTCGAATAAGCCTTCTGAATGGATTTATCCAGTTTTTCATATGATTTATCCAATGTGGCGATCTGATCCTGTAACCGCTGAATACGTTTCTCATTCTTCTTGTCATGGATCCTGGCGATGGCACCGGCCAAAGATGTAACCACACCGATAGCGGCACCGGCAGACGCACCGATCGGACCGAACATGGCACCGGCTTTCGCACCGTTCATGGCAGAACTTACAGTATCCATTGCCACACTGAAGCCTTCAGCTATCCCACTGAATACACCACCGAACGAATCTCCGAGCTTCGAAAACGTGTCAGAGAGGAACTGTCCGGCCTGCATGATCTCATTCATGCCCTCTTCTATTTCTGCCAAACCTTCTTTTAACTTCCTGGCATCACTTTCAGAGGCAAATACTTTTTTCAGGCCATTTGAAACTTTATTAAAAGAGGTTTCCATTTGGTCGGCTTCACGACGAACGTTGGCTATTTCATCTTTGATGGCCTTCAACTGATCCGGAGACTTACGGAGCACATCAAACTGTTCTTCGGTAATACCGAATGAATTATCAGATGAATATTCCCCTCTTTCAAGAAAAGACAAGAATTTTTCCGCTTCATCCGCAATGGCACGAATAGAGGTGATATTCTTTTTACTCATATCATCAAACAGCCGGGTGATAATGGAGGTACTCTTTTGGGCTTCATTATCCACGTCTGCCAGTTCCTTTTTCATACCTTCTGCAAGGGAAAGCCGTTCCCATTTCGTTGTAGCCTTTGCTATTTTCTCATTATAAATAGCCGTGATAGCCTGACGCTTTTTCTGATACGAGCCGTATTCTTTCAGATATTCGTTCATGGCGCGTTCTTCTGCTTCAATCTGCTCATGGATAACGTCAGATGTCGCATTTCCTAATTTGGCCCCAGCATTGACTTTTGCCATTCGGATCTCAATCGTCTGCTCCTTGGTCAACTTTCCGCCTTGTGCCTCTCTCCATTCTTTTTCTCTTGCACGGATAGTATCAAACTCTCTGTCATAGTCAAGATTCAACTGGGCGATCTTCTTGTCGGAACCTTCTTTCATTAGGTCAATTTCGGATTGCTGGTTTTGACGACGAAGGGATAAAAGTTCCTTTTGAAGTTTTTTCTGTTTCTCAAGTTCCTTCTGATCTACAGGTTTTGTAAACTTCGTCTCTTCTTGTTTTGATTGTTTATTTACCAAAGCCTCTGCTTTTGTACGATCTTTTAATCCTTGTACAACAATCTCTACTGCTTTCTCATGTTCTATCTTTAGCTGCTCATTCCGTTTTCGCAACCGACGTAATTCAAGTGCTTCTGGGAAGCTAGTGTCAATCCAACTTTTTTTATCTAATTGAGAAATCCGTTTACTATTTTTAGCCATCTCTTCTTCAATGGAATTCACAGTGGCACGTTGTTGTGCCATAGTACGATCATCTATCGACTTGGACAACATCTTGTTGACTTCAACCATATCCATTAAAAGGAATTTCTGTAGAGAAAGATTCTTCAATTCATTCGGATAAAGCTCTTGTAACTTTTTATAAGCTTCAACCTTTTGCAAAGTGGACTTATTTTCATCTTGCAACACACCCAACATTTCTTCCGTCTGGCTTCTCATTCCGTCAGACCATTCTCTCATTTCTGCGGCTCTCTTATTATGAGCAGCCAACGCCTTTTCCGAAGCTGTAGCCTGTGTCGCAAGTTTGAATATTGCATATCCCAATGCGGTAACACCTGCCACAGCTAATACATATGGATTTGCAAGAGCTGCCTTTCCTGCCGCCAACATAGCAACAGCCTGTTTTCTTAAAGCACCGGTAAGTAATGCTGTAGCTGTCGTATGTTGAATTGTCGCTAATCGGCTTAGAGCAGATGATTTTACATACGAATGTTGAGCTACCTGAACTAATAGAATAGCTGTTTTATATGAAAGAAAAGCTCCAGCTGCATTCTTTACCAACGATTCAAGGTTTGATATTGTACCTTCTATATCGTTATTCTCAAATGCTTCATTAAAAGCCTTGGCAATATCGGAGACTTCTTTCAGAATCTTCTCTCCCAAAGGACGCAAATAGGCCTGTACATTATTAGCCAACAATGTAAGCTGATTGTCTGCAGCATCTTTCATCTTCTCAAACGCGGCTTCCGTAGCTCCTAAAGAGCTCTGTAACTCTCCGAGATCACTCGCTGCCGACTTAGCATTCTT